ATTTCTGTTTCATCAGTTAATCCTGTAATTGGAACTTCTATTAAATACTCATCAGTAGAAAAACACGCCAATACAGCACTTCCGTCTTGTTTAGTTGTATATTCTATCATGGCTTATCAAACCTTATTCGTTTTACTGCGCCTGTTGTAGTTCCAAAAGGATTAGTAGATGTTGTCCATTCCCATTGAGAAAAATTACTACCAAAGCTGTAAGTATAAGTAGCATCTGTTCTATTAAATACTGTACCATCAATAGTCATTTTACTGAACGTAACATCTGTATTAGGAGTTTGAGAAGCGGCAGTATCGGTTGCGCCTATTACTAGCTGTACTTTACTAGTAGCACTTCCTCCTCCATTCCATAATAAATAGTAAATGTCATCACCCTGTCCAACGCCTCCTGAATTTTTAAACCAATCTGACTGATAAGCGTTATGATTAGCAACAAAAGCAATACTACCATAAGCAGTACCTGCGGTACTAAAGCCGTAAGAAACAGAACCATTAGGTAACGTACCAGAAGTACCTACAGTTAAATTATACAGAGCAGGTCGTACCCATACTCTATCAGAGCCTACAAAAACAGACTCTTGTTTAGTTGTACCTATGACAATATCGTCTATGTCACTAGACCCTACAAAAATAGGCATTATGGCGTAGTCCTAAAGTAAATAGTGTTAGAATCAGTGCCAGACGATGCAGTAGAAATATTAAATCCGTCAACCTTGTCAGCATCAAGACCTGTACCTGTGCCGTCTACTGTTAATAGTTTAGATAGTACATCAGCCGCAGTATAACCAGAAGTATCTAGCTTAGTTCCTACCGCTGTTGATATGTTATTAAACTCAGTGTCAATCTCAGTTCCCTTTACAATCTTAGCCGCGTTGCCAGAAGGGAGTGAGTCCTTTGCCGCAAAGTTAGTTGTCTTAGTGTAATCAGACATTATAGTAATCTCCCTAATAGAGCGTGTATATCAAGTTTTTGTATAGAATAAGGTGCGCCATTTATAGTTGACTCAACACCCACAGTTACTACTGTACCGCTTCCTGTACCTGCTACTTCTGGAAGCTGTATGTCAACCCCTGTAGTGTACTCAGCGGTTGTATTGTATTCACTTACATTATATTCTGCTTGTGTTGTATTACTTAAACCAGAAGAAAATGATTGTTTTGTATAGTCTGTTGTATAATCATAACCCCAGTTTAAAACACTTGTAGCTGACAAGTTTCCAATTACTGTTAGCCTAAAGTTTTTTAGAAACTTTAAATTAGAGGGGCTATTAAAGTCCATTGGATTACTAAAGTAACTCATAGTATAAGAAGAAGAACCATCTACATGACCAGTGTAGGTTTTAATCCCATCACTCTTACCTATGTATATAGTACCATCAGTCAGCCTAGCTAATGACAGGGGCGTAATGTCCGACCATGTTGTTGCTCTCTGTGAGCCATCGGGTAAAGCAGTACGCATATCAAAGCAGTACGTTGTGTTGCTGTCTGGTAGCGTTAGTAAGTAAAACGCTTCCTCTGGGCTGTACAGAGACTTAATAGGATTAGTCTGTTGGTCAACAAAAGTTAATAAGTCATTACGCACATTCTTACTAATGTCACGCATAGGCATAGACTTTTCTTGTATAGTCCTACCAAATGAGCGTACACCAGTATGTGATAAAAATAGTATATCTGTTCCTGTATGCTGTACTGAGTCACGCTCTATACAACCAACGCCCTCTACAGTGTCTGTAAGGGTCATAGAAGCAGGACTAGTAGCACCAGAGTACACTAGTATACACTTCTTACAAAAGATGATTAGAAAGCCATTGTGAGCCGCTAGAGCCGTTATTTCATCGTGTCCATTAGGAAACACACTAGTTACATCTAATGAACCAGAATTACCACCAGACCAATGGTGTCCATTTAGTAAGTCAGACCAGTACACAGTATGTTTATTACCTGTAATGTCAGCCGCCCATAGTCTGCCGTATGCCGCTAAGACTTCATTAGCCTCTGGTGGAGTACCTGTAGCATGAGAGTGCGCTGAGTGTTCCTCCATTACAAACGAGCCACCATGGTCTGTACCTAGTACATATTCATGGTCTCGTTGAAACATATACACATGGTCATTTAAATTAACTACCTTCCAGTTGTTAGCTGTAGGAGTATAACCAGTAGGTGTGACATCAGTTAAAGTGGTTGTGCCTGTGAATATCTTATTATTGCCTGCTGATATAATACGTTTGTCACCACTCTTGTCTACAAACTCAAATATAGTTTCAATACCACGACTACTGCCTAATACACTAGAGCCGTTGGTTGACAACGCTGTATAACCTTTCCTTGCACCTACACGACCAAAGCGGTCAATAACACAGTTGTCAGCTATAGCCGCAAAGGAAGCATCCAGACCTACTGGTGAGTCCTGTGTGTTAAGACCTGCAAAAGCAGGAGCTTGGATTGTAATGTTCTGTAATCTTTGAGCCATTAATTATAAGTCCAAATAGTTTCAGAAGGAAATCTTGCGGCATCCAAAGCTATTGCATCAGCTAATGTAGCATCTGCTAAAGCAAACAATTCAGCCGCACTAGTACCGCCTGTTTCTCCACGCTCTCTAGCGGCTAACGCTGTTGCGTACTGTGCAACAGGAGCAGAGGGAGCAGATAGTGTGTCACTGTCAGATGTAAAGTCATCTGTTCTCTGTACTAAGTTAAAACGTAAGCTGTATACTGCATCGGGCTTTGGGTACACATCTACAATCAGTTCACCATTAGCGTTTGCTCCGTTCCAAGAATAGTAGAAGGGAGAACCACTTGGGGGTGTCTCAATCAAGTAAGCCTTGTTCATCCAAGAAGAACTAGCTTGTTTCATAAAAGCATCTGATGTGTCGTTAATTACATCTAAGGTTTTAGAACGATAGTTAGTACCTGTCAGTGCATAGCTAAATGTATCTGCTACTGTGTCTACAGTCAGCGTGTCTCTTAATGTTGACCAGTCCCACGCATCTTCTACAATACGTTTAGCATCATTAACCAACTCACCTACAAGTTTAGAGTAAGAGTTCTGGTCAACAGTAGTTACTTCGTTTTCCCTTAGTCTGCGTAGTACGCTGTTTACAAGTTGTAAGTAAGTCATTAGAATGAATATGTCCTTGGTTGTTGTCTTCTTGGCATTAAGTCGTTATCATAAAACTCTTCGTACTCAAATAATTCTGGTGAAATGCCAATCTCTGTTTCAAATTTAAATAGTTCATCACTGAACAGTTCTTCTACTTGTGTAGGTATGTTGGAAACAGGTGGTCTATATGTACCATCCATGTTTATACCTGCTAATGAAAAAAGGTCTACACCGCCTAAAGCATCTTCTAAGGTGTCTTTAAACGGCTCTATAATGTCTTCTGCGGTTGACCCTACTTCTCTAACCACATCCTCTATAGGTCTACCTATATCGCTTGCGGCATCTACTATAGGCTGTACCACAGGCTCTAATACTTCTCCTCCTGTTCTTATAACATCTTCTACAGCAGAACCACCTTCTTTAATAACATCTTCTAGTTGTTTTATAGCTTCGGGTGTGTCAATGTCAAGACCTAAAGAGGGTAAGTCTATGTCAAACTCTGGTAAGTCTATATCTACATTACTTACAACCTCTTTACCAAAACTACTTACAACAGCTTCACCAAGGTCTTCACCTTGCGTCACACCTTCTACAGTAGAGTTTATAGCAGACTCAAACTGCTCTGGAGATAGCCCTAAAGTCTCTCCAGTAAACCCTGCTTGACCTAGTGCATCATTAATGTACTGACCGCCTAGCATACCCACAGCGGCTCTTACAGGGTCATCAGCCGTTGCTACTGTAATTGCGTTACGCACAACAGGGGGCAGTGCGGCTGTAAGTAGTGTACTTACTAAAGGGTTAGTCAAAGCCCTTTCAATACCAGAAGGGTCTTCAACAAATACTGTGCTGTATGTACCCACGCCACCGAGGTTGACATACTCACCATCACCTCTAGCACCATAGGACTCTGGCGTTCCTATACCAGTGTTTAAGTAAAAGGTTTGACCATTTATCTCTTTAGATAGAGGCACTTCGTTTTCAGTTAAGAAGTCCTGTACTACGTCAACACCTGCTCTGTCTGAAACAGCCCTTGCTCCTGCAAAACCCATACGAGCAAAATCACTAGGGTCATATTGATTGTAGTTATATACACTGTCAGTAAACTCTTGTTGCTCTCGTACTCTATTATAGAAGTCCAAATAGTTATTTAAGGCTATATCAGAATCAGTATATACAGGGGCTTCACCATAGTCCTGCTCTCTAATTGTGGTTTGAAACGCCTTAATACCTGTATCTGGGTTAGTTACAGTTGTTGATAAATCAAAAGCCGTACCTAAGTCTCCTTCCTCTACTAACCCATTTTCAACAGGTTGTAAACGTTCACCTGCTAATTCTTCCTCAGTAATGGAGAAAGGGTCAGCATCAAACGGACTAGCAAAAGGACTTAAGTTACCAACTTGTATAACCATTATTTCTCTCTCTGTACGCCTTTAGTTTTTTCCATAGTACGCATAGCACCTAGACCTAACATACCCATCAAGACAGGCATCATCTGGCTTAAATCTAAAACAGGAACAGTGACCGCAGATTCAGCCAGAGCAAGTACAAAGTTCGCCACTGGTATAACCAAAAAGTTCCCTGCCATCCCAAGTACAGCCACCCATCCACAAGCAGGTCTCCAACCTGCGACAAAGAGGCTTGTATGTGCCGCTTCCGTCTTATTAACTTCAATCTGTGCCTTTGCCAACTCTTGTGCGTGTTTTGTAGCCATCGTTGCAATCTCGTGGGCAAGGGCATTCTTTTTATCTTTGTCCTCTATAAATTTATCTAGTAGACCCGACACTGGGGCGATTAATGAAGTTAAGTTTAACATTATTTTTTACCTAATAGTTTCTGAACTGTATCACTTTCGTATATACGCAGTCCAAGCCATATGATAGTTAGTAAAGAAGCAATAGGTGGTAGCCACGCGACAAGGGACAATACTCCTGTACTTGCCGCGGCTACATCTACTACCTGTTTAGTCTCTTCTGCAATTCCGTCTAGTTGTGGCACAACAGCCTCCTATTCAAATAATCCTACAATGGTAAAGGTTAAACCTATAATAGATGGTACAGCCACTAATACTACAACTACACCTGTGATTATGTTTGTTACTAACTCTTTATTTTTTATACTTTTACGTTGACGTTCTACTTCTTCTTGTCTACGTTTACGTTTACAGTCGGCTTGAAACTGTAACCAATCATCATACAGGTTTGCTCTACCTGCATATATCATTAACTCCTTAAGTTCCTCTTCCTGCTTCTTTAGAGTCTCCAGAGCCATGAATGCTTCCATGTCAGACTTGTTTCCGTTCTTACTTGCTTTCTTAGCTATCTCGCTTTTAGAATCAAAGTATGATGTTGCTTGCTTTGCTACTCTAGTTAAGTCCTGTCCGTTAGCTATCGTTTGCTTTATTATAGCAAAGGCAGAGTTAGCAATAGCAAGTTCAGCAAGCATTACCAAGGCACTCCGACAGTCACAGAAGGACTGGCTTGTTCCGCAAGGTCAGCGTCTAGTGAAGCCTCAAGAGCCTCAGTGTCTAAGTCTGCTTGTACCCAAGCGATAACATTGGCTTCTGTAAGGTCAGCATAGGCTACATAGCCCTCTGCACTTGAGTCTGGAGTAAAGCCTACAGTGCCGTAGGATGTAGCTGTGTTGTCACCAGAGGTCTTAGAGACTTGCCAGTGGGCTACAATAACGCCCTCATCAGTGTTGCTTTCTAGTGTTGAAATGGTGTAGTTCATGTTAGTTGTTCTCTAGTTGAGTTATTCTTGCTTCAAGTTCTTGGATAGTTGCTACAAGCAAAGGTACAAGTTTGCTCTGGTCAATGCCTTGATACTCTGGGTTGCCATCTGCATCTACAGCATCTTTTTCACCTGTAACAGCTTCTGGTACAACAGTTGAAACTTCATGTGCAATAAAACCATCATATATTGTATTTGGCTCTATAATAAAATTAAATCTTGATGGATTAAGTTGTTTTAAGCGTTCTGTTGCTCCTGTAAGAGCTACCACATTTTCTTTGAGGCGGTAGTCAGAAGAAGTATTGTATGTTGTTGTAGATGAGCCTACTGAAACATTACCTACGGAAGTTCCGTTTTTTCTAAAGTCTAATATATTACCAAAGTTTGTTGTGCCTGTTTTGTTTAATATTAAAGAAGCGGCACTAGCATTACGACTGATTGTAGATGGGCCATTTGGGTCAAGCATTATGCCAGATGTAGAGCCAGTAGAACTATAAAGTGTGGTGCTTGTTGTACCCACCAACACGTTGCCAGAGGAGTCAATCCTCATACGTTCTACGTTACCTGCTGTTCTAA